CTCGTGAGAATGAATTAAATTTAGAAAAACTCATTATTAAAAAGAAATAGCAACTCCAGCCCACACGGCTGGTTTTTTAGTTTCAACTTCCCTCCTTACGGGTCAAAATCATCGGTTCCGGCATAATCTGATCATCCTTTAGCAACAAATCAGGATATTTTTTCCTTAGCTTCTTATTGTTCGTGTAAGTTTTCAATAGCCATTGGTTGGCTTCGCTTTTGCTTTCTCCAGAAAAATAAATTTTCCCTGTTTGGATGCCTGCAAGTTGAATCATCATTTTCACCTCAAATCAAATTTTTTTCTGCTAGATGGAGCAAAAGCAATCCGACATCAAGAATCTTTTGACCCATTATTTCAGCTACTTTGCTCGGCTTAACTCCTTGAGAAAAGAGCAAGCGTGCTTGCTCTATCTCTTCGTGAGTCCAAATAAATTTGGCTTCCTCAAGGATAATTACTGGATCAGTTGCTCTCATTGTTCCTCTGGAAAAATGATGTCATTCTTATGCTTGGACCAGGTATCTGCATATGGAACAAAGTATTGTCTAGCTAATTCGATTTGATCAATTAAAGCAGTTTCTGATAATTCATGGTCTGCAGCAATTTCATTCATACTATCGCCTTCATCTAAACAGATAAGACCGTTGACGTTATCGATTTTTACATTTGTGACTGCTTGACTTTCTCCACGCTCATAATATTCTACAGTTGATACTGATACATCAGCTTCGGAGTTTAATTGCAGAATCTGTTACTGCCGGGATAATTTAATATTCTTTTCATAATTCACCTTTTTTCCTACTGACATCGAATATTTTTCATGTTATGATTAGCCGTGAAAGGAGAGCTATATTATGTGTTTACACATGATGTCCTTAGCTCATTCGGTTCTTTGGAAGCTTTTTTGGAAATAACTCTCAGGTTCTTGACGCAAATCTCATTTATTCTTTGAAACAAAAAACTTCCATTTTCCGAGAGCTTTGGATCACTTCAAAAGAGATTTGCATTTATATTTCTGTGACCTTGAGTCGCGTAAAGAACCTTACAGCAATGGCGGCAATTCCACTTTCAGGAAACCGCCTTTTTTCATTGATATTGGTGGTTAGCGGACTACCCATTTTCTTTCGGCAGTGCCAAACCACAAATGATCTGTGTTGATGTTTAGGTAGTTGTATACCAGATAAGCTAAATCCAAAGTGCCTGCATCTTCAAGACGACAATATTCCAAAAATTCTCCCATAGCTGGACATAAAAATCCTGGAGCTATCATATCCCAACAGTTAATAGTGCAAAGAAATTCGTTTAGCTTCTGAACGTTTTCTTTGGTTTCACGAATTACAACATACTCCAATTCTTCTCCGCTGGCAGAGCATTCCAAAACTTCAAATTGATTAAGAAATGGTAGAACATATGCTTCAAACATCAACATTCCATCTTTCTGTTTTTGCACTTGTTTTGCATCAATCATGTCTATCCTCCTATTCAGTTATTTCTTCCATTAATGGAATTATTTCAGGTCACTGGACTTAACGAAAACACCATTGACCATCTTTCCAGTCCGACCTTTGATTTCGTCATAAGCAAAATCCAAGCACTCGTATAAATCCATATCATTTTGCATTGCCAAGATGATCAAGGTTACTACTACATCGCCAATTCCGTCTCTTAAACCATGTTCATCTTTTCTAGCTAGAGAAGCGGCAACTTCCCCGATTTCTTCGACCGTTTTTAACATTTGCTTGCTGAAATCCGCTTGATCCAATCCCTTATCTTTTGCCCACTGCTCTACTTTCGCGATTAGTTCGTCCATTATTTCTCCTCCACATACCTAAACTGTCTTCCTTTTGAATCAATCCATAAGCTCCTAGCTCTATCCCAAATAATATTTTTGCTCAGACCAGTAATTTCAGATAACTGTTTAGCGGTACCCGTTACTAGAATTCGATCACCATGCCAGATTGCAATCTTTCTCGGCGTTCTCCGTTTGGGCTTTTCAGTCCACATTGATTTACCGAGCTTTTGGACTTCTGCAACTATTTTTTTATCTTCCTGCCAATCTTCTGAATAAGTCAATTCGATAATTCGCTGCATTGCCGCTTTCTTATCCATCCCGACATTCTCCTTTCAGTAATTTGAGTACTTGATCAAGTGCGCTCTCACGTCCGCCATGAAATGTGTTGAGCCACTTGTCTTCGTACGACACACTTTGTCTTAAAGCTTCTTGATGCATTAATTCGATCTGTGCTGTAAATGTCTTTAGGTCCATCTTGTTTACACCTGCTCAAGTTCATTAAGATGTTTTTGCAAGCCTTTAACACAATCAATGAATAGTAATTTGGTATATGTTAAATTTCTTAATTGCGTTCCATCGATATAGAGTGCGAAATAGTATCTGAGTTTACTCCAACTCGAACGATCATTCTTAATTCCTTCAATTCCAGCTTCTTCGAGTTGATCATATACGTCTCTCAGGACGTCTAATTCCTCGCCCTTTTTATAATTCGCTATTTCATTAATTAGTTCTAGATAATCGATCTTCATTTTTCCACCTCTTAGAATGGTGCTTTTGATTGTCTATTAGCTCGTTCTAGCGCTTTTTTCTTGAGATAGGCTTCTTGGTCGATTGCCCATTCAGGAAGCTTCTCTCGTCTTCCTGTGCGCTTGTATCCACTGCTTGCGTTCTTAGGTTCACTTTTTTCTTTCCTTGCCCAACTTCGAATAGTTGCCAAATAGTTTTTATAAGTCTTACCAGATGATTCACAATACTCTGACAGTCGTTCGATTCGCTCTTGGTAATCATTAGGGAATTCTGTTTTGAGTTTCTCCATCTGCTCATCTGACAAAAGAACATTTTTATACTCTCCGTATTTATGACGGACGGGCTTAGCCTTCGATTTTTTCGAAGGCGGTAACTCTCTTATATATTCTTTTGTATTATTAAATGTATTATTAATAGATGTATTATTATCTTTGACTTTTTCGTCAATAGGGGTATTGCGTTTTTCGTCAATAGGGTATTGATTAATTCGTAGGTACCTATTGATTATTTGATTGGTACCCTCTTTGTAAATGATTTCCCGATTCAAGTATCCAAACTTAATCAAATCACTTACCCATCGCGATATGGTCTCTTTATTCACACCATATAAATCTGCAAAGTACTCATTGCCTGCCCAACAAAAGCCTCTTTCATTACACAAGGCCGTTATCTCTCCGTATAACAACTTAGTATTTGGTTTAAGTCTTTTGTCGTACCTTACGTTGGCTGGTATAATCGCATAATAACTTCGATGTTCTGTCATTTTTACCCTCCAATATTTAACTTTTTGATTGTTTTCTGGTTTAATTTGATCCCTTTGATTTGATATTTATTTTTGAAATTAATCACACCTATTTTGTGCTTCTCTGTGTGATGGATTCTGCAGAGTGCTGCAAATGTGTACTCTGCATGATCAACTTCTTTGCGCTTTCGTCTTCCTAGCGCTTTGTCAAAGTGATCGATGTCAGCTCCTGTTTTGCCACAGATGCAGCAGACTCTTTTTGTGATGCATTTGTAGAAGTAATATTCTTGATTCGCAGGTAAAATCTCATAGCCTTCTTTGAAAGGAATATGATGTTCAAAGATGAAATCTAAGATGATATTTGCTAAGACATTGGCATCACTCACAGTTGTATTCGATTCGTCTTTCAGGCTTATTTTGCGCCCTGTGACACCTTCAAAACGAAAGTAGAAGAATTCCTTCCAGAAGTCCGTTGGCATGCCTGTATCGATAAAAATATCGCCTATCAGCGCATAGATGAAGTTTCGTTGCTGTACGGTGAAACGTCTAGGATCAATAAAACGAATTTCAATGACTCGATCACCATCGTAGCCGTCATACATCGTCTTTAGTCGATCAATGTTCACTTCCTCATTGATGGTTGCGCTTATGTCTTTTCCTTTGAACTTTTTCAGAACCGCTGAATATGAATCGATTAATGGTTTAAACACTCATATCACTTCTTATCTAATTCTTTTCTCTTAGCTGCTATTGCTCGCTCCATCAAGGCACATTGCTCATAGCTTAACTGTTCAATAGTTTCAACGTTATCAGCTAAGAGCCCTAATTTATCTGTCTGCTCATTAACATATTCGATTAAGGTTTTGGTCATATCTTTACCCATCTGCTCATTGAAAGCTTCTAGAATCGTCTCTAGCATGTTTAATTTCTTTGTATCGATTCTAGGTGGTGTTGGAATATCTTCCCCTTGAAATACATATAATCCCAGTCCGTGTAGAGCCAATGCTTTCACAAAGCATCGCTTCAATGAGTTATTGATTTGCATTGCATTTGGTTTAACAACTGGTTGGTTTCGATAATCTAAAACAGGAAATAATTCGGTTTCCGTGTGTCCTTTAACCGTTACTGAGACAGATACATAAGTCCCAGTTTCATCCATAAGAAAAGGTTTATATTCCTCAACAAGAAAGTCTTGATGAGTTCCAGAAACAACCCTGTAGTGTTTGTACTCATTAATAGTTACCGTTGCCTGTGGATCATTCTTTTTCATAATCTCCCACGCGTGAGCCCAAGATAAATAATCAAAATTTCCTTTTTTCTTGAGAATTTTATTTAACTTACGACTAAAAAGTTTTTCAAAGTTCGTTGTCCCTTTGATTTCACTCATCAAATTCTGCCTCCATTTCAGCAATGTATTTCTTACCTGGTCCGTAATAAGAGATATCAATCAAGTTATCTCTGTCGTACTCTTCTAGCGCATCAATCAAGCCATCTTCGATGACGTAAATATATTCAGGTTTATTCGAATGCTTCGATAGATGGATAAGATAAACATGATCCCAAATAGTTACATGGTTGCCTAAATCATCTTGATCCCAAGCTAGTTCTTCATTCGTCAAAAGATTTCGTCTGATTTTTCGACCACTTGTTTCCTCAATTTTCGGCTTGCCCCAATCAGGATCAATCAAATATTGATCTAGAGTGGAAAGTTCTTTTTCCATATGCTAAAATCTCCTTATGATGTGTTTTCTTTGTGACTCTTTGCTTGCCGGCGGAGTCACTTTTTTATTTGTTGCCATGCTTTTTGCTTGTCAATATGTTGTTGGCTTAGGATGATTGGTTTATAGTATTTCCACCAGCAATTAGCAATTGCCGTCCCTATTCTTAGCGCTTCAGCTCTATTCATTGTCATCACCAAAAAGTCTCTGTTGTCTGTTCAGTTGATCAATTTCCATACGGATCGCAGTTTCTGGCAACCACATTTCAATAAATGAAACAGCATCATCGAATCTCTTACGAGGTAACTCGCCATATCTTGGGATTGAAAAGGTACGTTTAAATTCAGACCAAAATTTTGAGAATACTTTTTTGCTGATTTCTTCATAAGCTCGGCTTTCTTTTCCCCCTAGAACTCCCATAACTTTCATATTTCCTTTTTGCTTAATTTCAAACTCTTGTTGTCCGCTAATTCGCATAGTATCTTTAAGCATGGAAACATCTTTTTTAACATCTTTCATTTCTTCTAATTGATAGATCATCATATCTTCAATTGTTTGAGGAACAGTATTCTTGCGAATAACATCTTCCATTTCGTTGAATGCTTCAATGTATTTTTGTTTGAAGTAGATAGCTTTCTTTCCTGTAAACCCCATAGCCAGCAAGAAAAATCCATCTCTACTAATGAAGAAAACTCGTCGATTTCTGCCATATGAATCTGGTTCATTACCTTCTACAAACATCTGTCCAAAATTGGACACATCTTTTTTTAGTGCATCAATATCTCTTAAAACATGTTGATGTTTTTTCTCGAAGCTTTCTGCCACTTGTAAGCTCGTAGTCACAGCTTCTTTATTTTTCAAAATTACTAATTCTTGCATTATTTCTTCTCTCCTTTTTGGTATAATTTAGTTAAAAACTGGTGGTGTTTATTTTGAATTTTTTTCACTTAACAATTTTTCAATGGATGTCAATAATAAGTTTTATATTGAGTACGTTTTTAACAGGGATAAAAATAAAAGGAATGCGCCCTCAACTAGAAGTTGAACTTAATGCTTCTTACTTCGCTGCAGATATGATTTATACAAAAGTAATCATTTCTAACTATTCAACAGAACCAGCTATGTTAGTTAATTTAGAACTTTCATCCGCTAACTTAAACCGCAGATGGTCAGCTACTCCATTTAAGAAATTAATTGCTAAAGGAGGATCAGTCGATGATAATAGAATATACTC